GAAAGCCGTAGAACCAGCAGTTGCTAGTGCTCTTAATGAACCAATAACTTCTTGGTCGATCTCAGCAGTAATTTCTTGAGCTAATGCCGCCATAATTTCTGCTTCTACATCGATACCTTGTTGTGATTGTGCGTCTTGAGCCGCTTCAAAAGTCCAACGAGCACTTAATTTTCTAGTACGAGCTTCTACTGTTTGACGTAGAATTTCGATAGAAAGTGTTTGGCCAGGAGCACCTTCAAGTGTTCCTACAGCAGTACCGCGTTCGTTACCACCGTTGTGTTCACCTGAATAACCAGCCGCGATTGCCGCCGGACTAATTGCTTCATCACCACCACTTAATGTGCCAGTAGGATTAGTATTTAGAGCCGCACCTGCTGAGTCAGTACCAGCATTGTACTTAACTCTTAGTGTGTGGATCTGTGCGATCGGACCTTGCATAGGTTGTACACCAACGATTTCGTTTGCGATAACTGTTGGCATTACACGTCTAATTACTGGTAGGATCACTTTGTTTAATTGGGCTACACCACCTGCCGCTGTCGCGCCACTTGTCGCCGCTTCTGTTAAGTGACGTTTAGTGTTTTCTAGGATTACACCCATAGTCTTGCGACGATTACCTTGAAGACCCTCTAAAAGAGCTTCTTTAGTATTGTCCCAACGACCTTCTGCTAAAATATCAGACATTTTTTCTGTTTCCTTATTTTTAGTTTAGTCCTGCGAGACGCTTAATTTCAATGATATTGCCCTCATCGTTGGCGTTTGCAGTTTCTGTTTTATTACCTGTTACTTCTTTAGACTCTGTTAAAACTCCTGCTTTCGCTTCTGCTTTAACATCGTTCTTTAGAACTGCTGGTAAATATTTGTTAAATGTTGCCTCAATTCTGTCTGTTACGACATTTTCTAGTAAGTCTTGCATTACTGCTTTTTGATCCTTACTTAAAGGCGCCATCATTTCGGTTAATTTTTGATCACGAACAATGCGATCGTTTATTTTACGAATTTCAGCATCTTTGCTTTCAACTAAAGTTGACTTCTCGTTGATGTTTTTAGTTGCTTCATCGAGTTGTTTTTGTACTTCTGCTTTTTCATCTTGTAACTTCTTAATCTCTGAATTTTCATTCAAATGCGAAGTTGCAAATTCTGAAGCAAAAGTTTCGAACAATTTACGACCAAAGTTATTCTGACGTGCTTGTTCGATGTCTTCTTTAAGTTGAGTTAACTCGTTGTTAAGATTCTTAACTACTGCGTCTTTGACCAATTTACTTGATCTTTCAACAAACTTCTCTTTAAGTTTTGTTAGTTGTTCTTTACCTTCAGCAACTAGTTTTACTCTAGTTTCTACAACCGCTTCTTTATCCTTATGGAATTCTGCGATCTCTTCTGAAAGTGCTTTTACAACAAACTTTTGTAACTTATCAAGAGTTTCTGCTTGAACTTTACGATCATCGTTAAGTTCTTTAAGCTCAGCACCTAATTTAGATAGCATAAAGTTTTTAACTTTATCAGTTTGTTCATTCATTTTAAGATTGAACTTCACTCTATCTTCTTCTAGTGCTTTACGCTCTTCAGCAATTTTTGAAAGTTCTGCTGTTAATTGCTCATTAACCATTTTGTCAAGACTCTCAACCATTGTATTTTTGTCATGCTCATAACGACGTGAAAATTCATCACGTAACTCACCGCGGATCTCTTCACGAGTTTCATTCATCTTAGTTTCCCAAGCCTCTTGAATTTCGTTCTTAGTCTCCTCGTTGACTATACCGCTATCTAGCAATGGTTTGAGTGCGTCAAACATTTTGGTCAACTCCTTAATTTAAGTTCATTGATAAGGTTTACAACCTCATCTTTTAAAAATTTCTGCACACGAGCATCACCTTTTGCCTCTGCCGCCAATCCTAAAACTTTATGACCATGTTTCATGTTCAATAAGCCTTCGTAAATGGCAGTTGGGTAGGCATTTGGTGCACTTGGTTGTGCAACTACGTCTACTGTGACGATTTCGAAACCGGAAACTTCTCCGGTGTTATCATTGACTTCGCCGCTTCCGCGACTTGAAACTCCCAATTTGACACCACTTTCTAGCATTGTTCGTACCAGTTGACCCATTGGTGTTGGGAGAATTTTTAGTTTACCATAACCATTTGGACCATCCATCCACATTTCAGTAATCATGTGGCATACTCGATCCAAGTTAATTTTTAAATCGTCCGGATGGTCTACTTCTCCTAATACAGAGTTACCTTCAGTAATCTGTTCATTCAGAGAAGTAACTGCGGTTGCAATCTGGTCCACAGGGTAAATTCTTTGGTTGTGATTTTTCACACCACCTTGAATACAAATGCCTTTAAGGAATAAATCCTTACCGTCATTCGCACTTTCTGTAACCATTCTTGCTTGGTCAAAAGTTAAGTTCTCTTTTAGATATACTGAGCTCATTCTATATTCCTCTCTTTAAAAAGTATTATACTTTTTTCAAGTCAGGTTTTGTAGTACCGCCCATATCTTGTGCCTTCGGAGCAGGTGCGCCTGTCTCTT